TTAAAAATTAAATGTAATGAAAGTAACTATTATCACCCCCGATGAATTAACCACGCTACGAATAGAAGGTAGTAGTGGAACCTATAAAATATTCAGCAGTTTCCGCCCCATGGAATCCCCTGCGTTCGTGGATGCGGTAGACAGGAAGTATAATTTGGCGGAAATAAAGAATCTTTCCGGCGGAAAAGGTTATTTCCTGGTACACCTGAACCGGGAGCAACAGAAAACCATACAGGAGGATTTATGTGCTATCCTTTACGATAGTGTGCCGTGCCTTCTATAAATTAAGACAATTTTAACGAAATGCCATGAAAGAAGACAGACGCCTAAGAAACCTACGTTATCAGATGCGGAAGAAAGGTTACCAGTTCGATACGAAGAACCTGGTGGCCATTATGCCTTCACATGACAAACGTTCTCTTCTCCAGGAAAGGAGATTAAGCAAATTCGGTTTTTCAATTCAATATAACATGTTTGAACAATGAAAGATAAAAATTTAAAATACATCGCCCACGCTATTATCGTGGTTGCCTTTATGGGCCTGATTGCCTTTGTCATTTATTATACGGGTAAAACCGCTTTTCTTTGGCTGTTATTATTCGTTTTCCTGTATCAACCTTGGGGAGACTTGAAAACAGAACAGAAGGAAAATAACGAAAAATAAGTAACTACGTAACTTTATAACGATGATAAAGGCAGAAGACATCTACAAAGTAACCAACAACGGGCTGGATATAATTCTACATTATTATCCGCAAGCCCGGGATTGTGTCGGAACCAACCGCCATTTCAAACGCCGGCCGTCAGAAGACGACGCGTCGGCCTGTATCAAGCTATTCGGAAAGGAAGGTTCCCAGCAGGTTTATAAGGTAACGGATTTCGGCGATACCGGAACGGCTCAAAGCCCTGTCGATATCTGCATGTATGAGGAAGGCCTCCGGTTTAACGAGGCTATTCTTAAACTTGCGTCCATGTACAACGTAACCGATGAACTTAATCGTAACGTAAACAAGCCGGATATCCGTAAGGTTCCGGCTAACCAGGATCAGAAAGACGGCACTAAAATTTTCGAGCTTGCCGATCATCTTACCCCGGAGCAGTTACGCATACTCGGCCCCCGTGTCACCCAGGAAAACGCCGAGGCCCTGCACTGGTATTCGGCCAAGTATATAGGGTATGTAAAAAATCGCGAGGTAACTTATAAATACGCGACTGCGACATACCCTATCTTTATGCGCGAATGTCTGGTAAAACCGGCCGAAGGTGACACGCCCGAAGTGAAGTTCTATAAAATATACGAGCCTTTGAATCCAGACAAGCAGTGGCGTTTTTCCTACACCCCGGAAGGTGTCAAGCCGAAGGACTATATAAACGGCCTTTCCGAACTGAAAGCCTTATACCGTGAATTTAATTCCAGGGAAGAAGCCGCCTTTAAAAAGAATCCGGCCAATGCAGAAAAGCCCTATAAGGAGCAGAAGCTGCAGGAGGCGTTTATATGTTCCGGAGAGCGCGACGCCCTGTGCGTTAAATCGTTGGGCTTTTCTCCGGTCTGGTTTAATTCGGAATCGTACAAACTTTCCGAACAGGACTATAAAGAGATCATGAAATACGTTGAAGTCCTGTATAACATACCTGATATCGACACGACGGGCAGGGTGAAGGGTACGGAACTTGCACTACGCTTTATTGATATCCACACGATCTGGCTACCGGCCTGGCTTAACACTTACCGGGACCAGCGGGGCAAACCGCGTAAAGATTTCCGGGACTTTATGGAATTACGAAGCAAGAACGAAGATTTCCGTAACCTTATGACGCTTGCCATGCCCGCCAAATTCTGGTATTCCAAGTTTAACGAGAAATCCCGGCAATGGGATCACAATATAGACGCGGACTGCCTTCACTACTTTTTACGTCTTAACGGTTTCTATTCGCTTCATGATGAAAATTCCAGTTCAACGAAATACATCCGTATTACCGGCAATATCGTAAAACTGATAAAGGCAAAGGATATCCGGAAGTTTATCCGCGGTTGGGCCCAGGATAGTTTTTTATCCCGCGATATAAGAAACCTTATTTTGAACAGCCCCAAACTATCAGATACAGCCCTGGACAATTTGCAGGAAATAGAACTGGACTTTACCAATTATACCCATAATACACAGATGTTCTTCTTTCCCGGTTGCAGCATGGAGGTAAGCGGTACCGGTATAAAGGAACATCCGGCCAACGGCAGCACATTATCCCACTACGTTTGGGAAGAAAACGTACTGAAACACAAAGTTCGTCTTATGGAAGACATGTTCACTATTTCCCGTAAAAAAGACATAGAGGGCAACGATGTGTTTGATATCCGGATAAATGCCGTTCCGTCTAACTTTTTCGGTTATGTAATCAATTCGAGCCGTGTTTACTGGCGTAAGGAGCTGGAATATAATTTCGATGATAAGAGCGTAGGAGAAGCGGAATCTTACCGGGAAAAACATAAATTCGATATCGAGGGGGAAGGCCTCACGGCGGAAGAAGTGGCCGAACAGAAAAAGAACCTTATCAATAAGATATTTACTATCGGTTATATGTTGCACCGGTATAAATCCCCTTCCCGTGCCTGGGCACCGCAGGCCATGGATAACAAGATCGGTGAAGACGGGGAATGTAACGGACGTTCGGGCAAATCATTCATGTTCAAGGCCCTTTCCTACTTTATGAAGACCGTCAAGCTTTCCGGCCGTAATCCTAAACTAATGGATAACCCGCACGTGTTCGACCAGGTGAACCAGCATACCGACTTTATTCTGGTGGATGATTGCGACCGGTATCTTAATACGGGCCTGTTTTACGATATCATCACGTCAGATATGACCGTGAACCCGAAGAACAACCAGTCGTTTACTATACCGTTCGAGGAATCGGCCAAGCTGGGATTTACAACCAATTACGTTCCTATTGATTTTGATCCGTCTACGGAAGCCCGTTTGCTGTACCTGGTATTCTCCGACTACTACCACCAGCGTACGGAAGATAACGACTACCGGGAAACGCGTTCTATCCGGGACGATTTCGGTAAGGATTTGTTTTCTAAGACGTATTCCGAAAACGAGTGGAACGCCGATATAAATTTCTTCTTGCAGTGCTGCCGTTTTTATCTTTCTCTTTGTGAGGAATCCGTTAAACTACTTCCGCCCATGGAAAACATTATCAGGCGTAAATATAAGGCCGATATGGGCAATAATTTCGAGGACTGGGCGAACTCTTATTTCTCTCCGGACAGCGAGCACCTGGACAGCTTTATCGTCCGTGAAAAGGCCTTCGCCGATTACAAAAGTTTTTCCGGTGTGAATAAAATTACGATGCAGCGTTTTACAAAGGCCCTCAAAGGCTTTGTGGCCCTTTGCCCTTACATTGACGAACTCAACCCGAAGGATCTTTGTAACTCCCAGGGGCGCATCGTCCGCAAGGATAACGACGGCAAGGCTGCCGATATGATTTATCTACGTTCGTGTAGTACGGCGGAACCGGCTGCCGGTGGTGAAACGGAACCGACCGATCCGACACTCATGTTTGTACCTGATGAACGACCGGAGGAATGAATAACGCGCATTTGAAATTAAACAGCATGTCCGAGTTTACCGCGCTCTGGAACAGTGGCGAGAGGTTCCGGAAATTCGCCGAACAGGTCTACCGCTATCTGGAGCGTATGAAACCCGGTACCGTCCTGGTGCTGGAACGCTATTCGGGCGAGCAGCTCGAATGGATCATCAAAACGGCCTGTGTTTTTATCCTGGAGGGCAACAACTCCCTGGAGTATGAATTTAACGAAGACTATACGGCCGTCGTGCACCGCCATGTGGACCCGGACGTAAAGAAATGGATTTTAAGCAGATGCAAACACCGTATATAAGACGACCCGAAGCCGGTAAACTACGAAAAGAGGGACCAGATACGAAAGTGTCGGTCCCTCTTTTCGTATGGAAACAAAGGTGCCCTGTTCGTCTTCCCTCCCCATACCCCACCTCTATTTCATACAAAATTTTAGTAACCTTGTAACCTTTGTTTGCTTGAAAGAAAAAAGTCTGAAAATCAAATAAATAAATAGGAAATAAAGGTTACGAAGTTGCAGTTACAAAACGGTTACAAACTTTTCCGGTTTGTAACACCGGCCTTTTTATCTTCTACCGGTAAGCCCGGTTACAAACAGTTTTCCTGCCATTTTTTTGTAACCGGAATTAGTAACGTTGCTAAGTTGCTAAGATACAATATCTTATCTTTAACGGTTGCCCGGTTACGAAATTACAAAAATTTAGTACCGGATTATATCAGAACAGCCTGGCGGAGAAAATGTCGGAGGCGTGGTGGCAAGGAAAGGCACATTATAATTATTCTCCCGGAGTATATTTATCAAAATGACGGCCGAAAGCCTACATTTTTCTGTAAATATCAGAACAACAGCGTATAAAGGGATATCTTTGTCTTTAAAAAGGAATGTTATTGTTATGATTACCACCCGAATACAGATTGAATCCTACCTGGCCGAGTACGTCCGGGGCAAATATTACGACGAAACGGTCGGTACCGTCCGTTTTCCTTCTTCGTCCGATATCTATGTGACTATTTACGATCTTATGGAGAAACGGCCGGTTAATTGTTCGGCTGACCGCGGCAACCTGGAGTTTATGCTGCCTGACCGCCGGGAGGCCAATTTTGCCGGCGGCAAGTCTCCGGAACAGTTTAATTACATTTCCGTACGTGGTACCGCTATTCTTGAAAAGCGTTTGCGTGCCCTGATGTGGGCCGAGCTGCACGAGCTCATGGACGAAAACAAGCATCTGCACGGTATCGAGTTTAAGGAAACCGTTTTTACCTTCCTGAAAAAGTATGATATATCTTCCATTCAGGAGGACGGGCTGCTTAAAAACTACCAGCGGTGGCGGGACAGTTTCAGGCGTAAGAAGAAAAGGGCGTATAACCGAAAAAAAATGTAAAAAAGCAAGTTATTTTTTACCTACCAAGTGTATCTGTTTGTCCTTTTTTGTCCGGTTTTTGGCTGAAAAACGTCCGAAAAATGCTGAATATTTGATTATCAATACTTTATATCTGTAATTATGTCAAGAAAGTTAATATCCGCCGCCCATAGCCTGCAACTGGTTCCCGTTTACGACATTATTCATTTTGGCGTCGTGCGTTCGAAAGTCGTTATCCGCTCAATCGGAAAACCTGATATTCTTACGATCGTACCGGGAACCTTAAAACCAGGTGACAGCAAAAACGAAGACGTCTATACTAAAAAACATACCTTCAAACTTGCCGACGTGTCCCAAAATAAGACGCTTTATCTGGAAAACCTGAAAGCGACACCCTTTGTCGCTCTTTATATTGACGAAACGGGTAATACCCGTGTTTCCGGTTCTCCCGATTACCCGCTTACCTTTTCTTTTGAAATCGGCGGGGGGCTGTATAATTGTACCCTGTCCGGTACGGGTCCGGGCGTTGATGCGTTCCTGTAGGTTCCTTTCAGTCCTTCTCTACCTATTATATAGGCGTTTTCTTTGCCGTAAAAAAGAGAACGTGGACAAAATACAGGAGATTTTTACAGCACCTTGGGCAATCGCTGATAATGATTATTACCGGTTGCTTTCTTTACTTGTGCCGTGTGTTGCAGCCGGCAACCTGGATGCGATCGAAAAACGGCTTAACAATAATAAAATAACCGCTTACGCTACTACGCCTTACCTTGCCAACCGGTGGGAACTGGACGACGACACGCTGCCGGTTGACAGCGTGGCCGTCATTATCCTGGAAGGCACCTTGTATTCCTGGGAGACTTACCGCCTGGAAAAGCAGCTCCGGGATGTTTTCGATAATCCTAAGATTTGCGGTGCGGTACTCTGGATCAATGGGCCGGGCGGCATGGTCGCACATGTGGACCTGGCGGCTAAAATGATTGCCGAATCTTCCAAGCCTATAGCTACCTATGTGGCCGGTACCATGGGGAGTGCCCATTTCTGGCTGGGAACCGCCGCCGGTAGAACCTTTATCGCTTCCCCTATGTGTGAAGTCGGTTCCGTCGGGATCATGCTTACTTACCAATCTTTTAAGGAATATTTTAGGAAACAGGGCATTGATTACCGGGAAATCTATCCGGATAGTGCCGATCTGAAAAACTATGAAACCCGCGCGATTGAAAAAGAGAACAACGAAGAGCCTATAAAACAACGTCTGGCAGTCATGCACCGTATTTTCTGTGATGCGATCAGTCGGAATCTGGGTATTGCCTACGATCCGGAACTTCCCCTTTTCCGGGGACAGATATTCACCGGCGACGTAGCCGTGGCAAACGGTTATATAGACCAGTTCGGTACGCTGGAAGACGCTGTAAAGTGGGTACTGGCACAGGCCACCGTCAGAAAAGTAAATGAGATGTATAACATATAGTATTAACTTCAAAATTTTGTATATATGAAATTTAAGAGCTTTTCCGCTCACATTCTGGCCCTGCTGGGTCTGTCGGAATGGAGCAAGGTAGAGAACAAAAACTCTATCACGGTCGAGGAAGTGGCAAAACTGAAAAATTACGGTTTTACCGAAAAATTCCTCACGGACTTTAAAGCGTCCCTCGAAAACGATTTCCAGGACGAATCCGAAGACGGGAACCAGGGAGAGGAAACTGAGGAACCTAAAACTACCGCTTTCCTTCGTGGTTTGTTAGGTGACACTGCGGCACGTCTGACACAAGCGCAGGAACAGCTTGAAGCCTTGCAGACGCAACAGCGTGACGAGAACCGGAACAACACCGCGTTAATTGCCAAGAAGGACGCCGAAATAACAAAGCTTTCCGGTATTATCGCTCAACTTTCGGCCGCTGCGGAAGATGATCCGGGCAAAGGGAAACAACACAACGCCCAGGCGGACGGTAAAGGGAAATTCAATCTCCAGGACGAAAAGCAGCTGGGGGGCTTGCAGGGTGAAATGTTCTCACTGGAGGACCGCCCGTATAACCTTCGCGCTAAAGCTGCGTTAATGGAGGCTGCCGGTTTTGAAATGATCGCTCTTCCGAAAGCAAGTTCCATTGACTACAGCCGTTTGAAGGAGGACCTCGGGGCCTTTTACCGTATTCCCTGGCAGCAGCGTTTGCAGTCGTTTTTAATGGAACTTCCTTCCATTGAAAGTATTTTCCCGCTTGAATCCGGTTATCAGGATTTGGCTACGCTGGTTAATATCTGGCTGGGTGAGTTTTCACAGGCCGGTAATGAGGAATCCGACTTCGATAAGGTGACTAAAGGTTCCTACGAGTTCGACGATGAAACCCTGCGCATGTTCAACGTGATGTTTGCACACCGTTTCAAAAATTTAAAGGCCCTGGAGAAAACTTGGATCGGCACTTTGAACAAGGAAGGTTCAAACCCTATCAAGTGGTCTTTTATTGAGTATATCCTGGCCGAAACCGCCAAGAAGTTGCATAACGAGCGTGAACAACGCCGCATTAACGGAATCCGTAAGGACCCGAATCTGAACGAACCCGGCAAAGCACTTGCTGCAGCTGACGGACTGTATGAGTTCCTGAACAAGAAAGTGAACGGACATACCGATATCAATAACGGAAAACTCGTTTACCAGATCAAGCCGTTCGAATTGGGGGAAATTACCGAAGCAAACATCGGTGAAAAAGTGTACAAGGGTACTTCCATGATCCCGGCGGTTCTTCGTGACAGCGGTAACCTGGCACTTTATATGCCTTCGCACTTTATTGTATTGTATCATAAATACAATGAATTGCATTACGGGCAGAACCAGGATTACAAGGCTAACATCATGTATGTGAAGGAATATCCGGCGGTGAAGATTATTCCGGTTCCCAATGCTGACAACCACCACCGTATCTTCTGGACGTTTGAAGGTAACATTAAAACCTACGAGGATAAGCCGGGTGAAATGACGGCTTTCAACCTGGAGCAGGAAGACTGGAGCCTGAAAGTCTGGAGTAACTGGCGTGAAAGTATCTGGGCTATTGCCGTGGGATTCAAGTACACCAAGAAAGAAGATATGGACTATACGCGCCAGATGATCTTCTGTAATGAGTATGACCGCCCGGCGTCTTACTTCGTGGATGCTGACAAGGACAAGAACCCGTCGGCCAAACTTCATACATCCATTGTTACCGTAGCCAATACGGCCGAATTTACGATTACCGATATTGAAGACGCTCCGGTAGGTGCGGTTATTTCCCTGAAATGCGGAAGCGTGGATAAGGGTGTTAAGATCGAGAAAAGCGGAAATTTTGAACTTATTTCCGATGCTTGGCAGCCTGGTAAGGGGGACGTTATCAAACTGATGAAACGTGCCGACGGTAAATTTATCGAGATTGGCCGCGAAAGCGGTTCTTCCGATGCGTTGCAGTTTGCGCCGGATGAAACGACACCTTCTTTGCTTGACGGTGAAGTATTCGTTACCGGTGTAAATACAAAGGCAACGGCAATCACTAACTTTACCGATGCGGAAGCCGGAATCGTTTACACGATTTACGGAAACGGTTCTGAAAATGCTTCTACCATTGCCAGCGGTGGAAACTTTGTTTTAACCGAAGCTATAACGCTTTCCGAAGGCAAGTTCATCAAATTGGCGAAAGCCGCTGACGGTAAATTCTACGAAGTGGCAAGAGGCTAAATTAATCGGAAGGGGTACTTTATCCCTTCCATTTTATAACCTTATAAATCATTAAGTTATGACATACGTAAAAGCAAGCGTAAGAAGGCCGGCCGGCAATCCCGGTAACGGTATTCAGCCCAAGGATCAGCTCGTAGTTTATGACATTGACGATATTCTTTCTTTTCCGCCAAGAAACGAGGCCGGCGTGGTTATCGAGGAGGATATCGTAATGAAGGCGGGGCGTTATGCAATCAGTATTTACCTGACACCCGGTACCGCTGAAATCAGTTCCAACAGTGACGGGGAAACCGATGCCGAAGGTTATACGCCTTCCGTTAAGTTCAATCATCCCGGTAACGAACAGGAGATTCGCGAGTTTAAGACAAACTGGCTGTCTAAAAAATGTATCGTTGTGCTCCGTTATTGTAGCGGAAAGCCTGCCGATCTGATTGGAACGCCCTGTAACCCGTGTAAATTATCCGTTTCTTACACCGGTTCCAATGAATCGAATACGAACGAACTTACTTTCACCCAGATCAGCAAGGGGGATGATATCGCCATTTACCGGGGTACCGACACCCTGGAAGAACCGGTGGCCGTAGTGGAAGCCGGGGCCACAGATATAGATTACCAGACGGACGGGCAGTACCAGCTTTCCGCAGGTGCGGCCAAAATAGCCGGTGTTACCGGTGGAAGTCATGGATCGGTAATTACCCTTATGGGATGTTCGGGCGTTGCGCCAACAGTGGAAAAAGGCGGTAATTTCCTTCTGAAAGGCGGTAAGACGTTTACCGCTTCCGAAGGTTCCCAACTGACATTGCGGGCGTTTAACGACGGTTCGGAGGCTATGAAATGGATTGAACAAAGCCGTTATGAGGCGTAAGTAAACGGCTTTCATATCATTCAAAGGGTGACCGGCAGCACATGCCCGGCCACCCTTTGTCCTTTTTGGGGGTAATTGCCTTTTTTTTCTTTGTATCATCAAATTTTATATAGTATGAAACAGGAAATTATTACCTATCTGGCCGGTCCGCGTAACTTTATTCAAGGCGTGGAACTGTACGAGAAATACGGTATCAACCGTATGCTAAAGAAGTCATTTCGCCGGCAGGGAGAAACGGAAACGATGAAGGCCATTCTTTTAGAGGAACTACGGAAGCTGGCCGGGCTTTCCGAACGTGAATTTAAGACGATCCGGCGCAACTCTAAACAGCCGGCCGCGGTAAAAATGGAACCCGCCCGACAGGAACCTCCAAAAATGCCGGTAAAATACAGCGATGATTTGCTGCTGGAACTTGCCGAATCTTTCGGTGTCAGCGTGGAAGAACTCGTTTCGTCCGATTTCCGGGATAAGGTTCTTTCCATGGATGAAAATGCCGACCGTGTGGAAGAGCTGGAAGAGGAACTGGAAGAGGCGGAGAAACGATACAAGGCGGCTCCGGAAACCGTAACCAAAATGATACGTTTCCGCGAGAAATTTACCTTCCTGAACTCTCCGGATTGCCCCGACATTCTGAAAATACTTGTTTCCGACATGTTCACCGCATACGGGAAGTATAAGGAGGCTTTCGCCCGTCTGGAGGTTACGCCGGATGATGTCAGTTCACTTTCTACAGCACAGGAAGCGCAGGCGGTTGTGGAAAATTTCATTACTAACCGCGAAATGTGGGACGAACTGGAATATTACCGGGAAAACGGAAAGATTTTGGGTAAATGTGAGAAGGTAAAAAGTTTGTCCGTCCGTAAGGGTGTCGAGAATCTTTCGGATATCGACATACAAAAGGCATTGAATAACGCTCGTGCCAACCTTTCAAAGAATAAGGCGAAACTGGAACAGGCCGGGGATGATGAGAAGAAGAAAGCGAGTGCCCTTGCAATGATCCAAAAGTGGGAGACTACAAAGAAAGCCATAGAGGAAGAAATCGAGGCGCGAAAAAAAAAGTAGTTGAACTTATTGCCACTTTGACAGGAAAACGGCAACGGATCATGAAGGACCGGGGCCGTTTTTCTCACCCTTGCGACCGCTCGGAGCTGGGGCACCAGCTCAAGACATTAACCCTCCGGATAGAAAAAGAAGAAAGCCGGCTTAAACAACTTTCCAATGATAACAAACCAAATTTATAACGAGGATTGCCTGGAGGCGTTGAAACGTGTTCCAGACAATTCTGTAGATTGTATAATAACCGATCCGCCTTATTTCCTGGGAATGACACATAACGGACAGAAAGGCAGTTTTAAAGATTTGTCTATCTGTAAACCCTTTTACCGGGATTTGTTTCAGGAGTTTAACCGGGTGAAGAAACCCGGTGCTTGCGTGTATTTTTTTACGGACTGGCGCGGATATGCTTTTTATTATCCGTTGTTTGACTTGTATTTAGGCGCGTCAAACATGCTCGTTTGGAATAAACAGTCGGGGCCGGGTAATCATTACGCCTTTATACATGAACTTATTTTGTTTCATTGTGGAAAGGGTGTTTCTATTGGTGCCACAAACATAATAGATAATATCCGTTCTTTTGCGTCCGGTGCTAAACTGGTAGAAGGTGAAAAGGTTCATCCCACGCAAAAACCGGTAGCGTTGATCCGTAAACTGATTGAAGACAGTACAAAGCCGGGCGATTTGATCCTGGACACTTTCGGCGGTTCCGGTACTACGGCCGTGGCATCCATTGAAAGCGGCCGGAACTTTGTTTTAATGGAACAGGACGAAATTTATTATTTCACGGCACAGAAACGAATAAAAGATGCGTATGAACGATTTAACGGTGGTAGATAGTATTTACCTGGATGCGCAGCAAAAAGAGGATGTACGGCGTTTGTCTTCTTTAGGGTATTCCTCGAAAGACATAGCCGTTTCCCTGGGGCTTTCTCCGGAAGATGTCGGGCTTTTTGTCCAGGATGCGGAAACGGTGGGAACTTCTGTTAACTTTCTGATCCGGGAAGGGATTCTCGTAGCACGTGCCGCCCCTGAAATAAAACTCCATGAAGCGGCGGAAGGTGGAAACGTGGAAGCTATAAAACAGCTGGAGGCCGTACGGAAAAGACATACTTTTGAACGTTTAATCGAACAAATGGATGACGACGAATTTAATTAAGCCCTCACGAATAGACTTTGACAAGGTGGATATCAACCAGATTCAAAGGATTCTTTCTACCGGTACGCTGGAAGCTCTCGCGCCCGATGAAAGGGAATATTATAGTCTTATGGAAATGGTACGGGGACTTCGTGCCCGTATGCGTATAAATGGCAAGTTGGTGACAAAAGCCGGTATTATCCGCCTTTTAAAGTCGGAGCCTTACGGCCTTTCGGACTGGATGGCGCGCCAGGTGTACGCCGACAGTCTCAATTTCTTTTATACACAGGATAACGTACGCCCGCAGGCTTTCGCCAACCTGTATGCGGAAAAGGCCGAAAATTGGGCGAATACCGTCTTTCTTATGGGTAATGTAAAGGAGGCTAAGAACCTTCTGAAATTGGCGGCGGAACTTCGCGGATGTTATAAGGACCAACAGACCGAAATACCGGAGGAACTGCTTTCACAGAAAAGCACGGTTATTTATACTACCAGCCGTAAGGATCTGGGTGTTCCTGAAATCGACCGTAAGGAATTGGAAGAGTTTATCGACGCGATACCGGAAATTCCTGTTATTGTACGTGATAATATAAAAGAGGATGCGCGTATTAAAGCTTTTGATCTGAAAAAACGTATGTTGTATGATATCAAAGAGTTCGGGGAAGATAACGAAGGTGAGTAACGCCGATGATGTAGAGATAAAATACGGTCATATAATCCAGGTTCTGACGGACTGGATCGATACTACTATCCTTGTATCTATTGACGGCCGCGGTATGGCTAAATCTACCGTTATACAAGCCAGGCGTTCCGCCCGGTGTGTGGAAGAAATGCCCGGCGGTGCGTTCGCTTTTGTTGCCAATACCTACAGTAACCTGGAAGATAATATAATGCCGGCCGTACAGAAGGGCTGGCAACTTATGGGCCTGATCGAAGGGGTACACTATGTAAAAGATACCCGCCCGCCTGAATCCTGGCGGCGTAAATGTTCGGTTATCGTAGATGATTACAAGCATGTTTATAGCTTCTGGAACGGATGTGTTATTTTCATGGGATCACTGGATAACCCTTCATTGCTTGCCGGAAAGTCTGTAATACATCTGTTTTATGATGAAGCGAAGTACGATAAGGAAATGAAAGTAAACCGCGCTATGCCTATTCTTCGCGGTGATGCGATCACTTACGGACATTCCCATTTGTTCCTGGGAATAACCATTACTACCGATATGCCGGATATCGACGAAAACGAGTACGACTGGTTTTTCCGGTATGTCAAGCAAATGGACCCGGAACGGATCATTAAGATAGTGCAGGCGGCAAGTGTACGTAATGACTTGATAATTTCCCTTTTACGGGAACAAAGAAAGAACAGGCCTTCCCCCTTGAAACTGAAACGTTTGAAGCGGGATATTGAATATTACGATCGTGCTTTGTTGAAGTTGAGAAAAGGGCAGACGTTCTTTCTTAACGCTTCTTCATTCGCTAATGTTGAGATACTTACGATAGAGTATTTAAAGCGGTTGTATAATGGTACGCTGGAGCTTCACGAATTTAAAAAGTCGGTGGTTGGTATGCGTCCCGGTCTTCGCAGGGATTTACGTTTCTATGTGTTGTTCGGTGAAGGACATAAGTATTATAACGGTACCATGTCCGGGGAAGCCGCTTACAGCTCGCGGGAACTCCGGTACTTGCACCATGATAAAGCGATTGAAGGCGGTATGGACTTTGGTAATATGCTTTCTTTGGTGATCGGTCAGCCGGACGGTGCTTATTACCGGGTACATAAGAACTTTTTTGAGATACCGCCGGGCTGGTTCCGGGAGATCGCCGACCAGTTCCTTACTTTCTTCCAGAACCATGAGTATAAAGAACTTGATTTGTATTATGACCGTGCAGGTAATAACTTTGAGAAGCAAAAGGAAGATTACGCGGGTAAGATAAAAGACGCCATAGAAAAAGACGGCAGCGGGAACCGTACCGGTTGGATCGTAAACCTGAAAAGCCGTAAACAGGCAGTTATCCGGCAGGATGCGGAATACGACTTTATGCAGGAACTTATGGGCGGTACCAACAAGAACCTGCCTATCCTGTTGGTTGATGCGTTGAACTGTAAAGAATTGGTTAGTTCCGTAGAAAAGGCAAAGGCAGAAATCAAATACCGGGGTAACTCTAAAGTAGTGTTCAAAGTGAAGAAGTCCGAAAAGCTGGCACCGAAAAAACTACCGATGTTATCCACCAATTTCTCCGACGCTTTCAAATACTTACTGATGCGCCCCGGCTGGATAGCTTTAGTACGAGGCAAGCGGACGCTGCAGGCCGATTCGTTTGTAGATCAATGGATAGAGAACAGGCACAAAAGGTAATTGCCTTGTAACGCTGGAAATTCGGTTTTCCAGCGTTTTTTGTGTTACCAGGTTACGGGTACCCCGTCCAAAAGGTCATATTTCACCTTTTAGGGGGAGGGCAACTGCTTTCCGACTTCTGAGCGGCTCGGTCTTCGGAAGGTGCTATTTTTTTAGTTTTTGAAATTTTCTCCGGTTTTTGATTGTTTTTCAGTCGTTTATCTGCATTTAGACCAAAATTTTACGCGAAAAAGCGTGTTTTTTATGCGTTTTTGCTTCATTTTTTGGGGCGTTTTTCATGAATTACCGTGTATTTTGGGGCGGTTGCCTTTCATTTTTGGGGATAATATTCTTTATAATTGTACATATTAAGTATTTTTGCAGCCGTCAAAATTACACTGCATATAACCGTCAGAACTTACGGGTGGTACAGACGAAAGTATACACTAATTTTAAGTTACTGATATGAAGAAATTATTATTAATTACCGTGTTGGCTATTTTAGTAGTAGCAGCTACAGCACAAGAAACTCGAAAAACGTTTTGTGAAATTGTTGGTACAGGGAAAGTCTTAAGTTCTAAAGTCAAAATACAAATAGACTTCGGGCAAAAAACATCTTATTTCGGAAAATACAAAACGTTTATGGTAGATGAATCCGGGAAGAAAATTGAATTTAATTCTATGGTAGACGCCATGAATTATTTAGCAAAATTTCGGTGGAAATTTGAGCAGGCGTATGTTGTTACAAATGAGAGCACGAATCAAAATGTATATCATTGGTTATTAAGTAAAGATATAGTTTCTGATGATGAAATACGAGAAGGAATTATAACACAAAAAGATTTTGAAGACATGGAGAAAGCGGCCATGGAAGATAAAGAGAATAAAAATGAAGAGGTTGAAAAGAAAGTTCCTTTATTTATGCGAAATATGAAAAAGGAAAGTGATGAAGAGGGTGAAACTCAAAAGAGATATGAACCATAAGAATAGATTAACGCTCGCCAATTCTGGCGGGCGTTTTTGTTACGAAGTAACGAATTATAGAGTCGACAAATTTTCTTTTTCTTATAAACTTTTATTAACGTTTTTTTTTTTTTGTTCAGATTTTAATACCGACATTTGCCCCTGTCAAAATCATATACTATATAGGTATTCCGGCGAGTCTCGGTTATTGGCTCGAATAAACAACGGGCTTTTTTTATGCCCGACAAATGCTTGTTTAATAAACAGAGGTGGTTGCCTTTCTCCTATTACATTTAACCCGGCTTTTCGGACGGTATGTAGTGTATGGTTTTGACGAACATGGGGAAACGGTGACCGCCTTTCTCATTTTTTTAATAGTCAAAACCATACACTAATGAAAAAAGAATTTCAATCCGGCACAAGCTACGTGCCTTCGTTCCGTACTGGTAGCACGGACGTAAACACGATCCAACATCGTTATTTTCAGGAATTGGAAAAAGATTGTTCCGTAACCTCGGTTTCTGATGCTTATTACTTATCTGCTATTGCCTGGTTCTGTCTAACCTTTATCTTTCCGCCGGTTGTTATCGGTGCAGTTGTTTGTGTGTACCGGGCAAAGAAGGTACAGAAAGGAGGCCGAAAATGACATCTTATTTTATAGAGCTTAACGAATATAAGCCACAGAATCGAAAATGTGCTGAAATGGCAGAGTTTGCAAACCAGTTTGGTAATACGCTTTGCCCTGATAAAATTTCCTTCGATGCTTTTAAAACTGAACTGGAAGCAAAGGTAAAGGAGCTGAACGAGAAATACCCTAAAACAATGCCGTTGAAAATATCTTCCGGTATCGGATATATTCATATAGACCAGGACACTAAAACACATAATAACGGATGCGACAAGCCTGTTGTCTATTTCCATGTTTACCAAATTAAAAAAGTATATAGGTTTTCAGAACGTCCCCAGATAGAACAGAAAGGAGGTACCAAATGAATACAAATAATCCTGATATCCTATTTTTCGTTAAACGCGAATACGGTGCGCCTTCCATTGAATTAAGAGCATACAAGGTGGAGAAGGCAAACAATGAACTTGCTTTCCTAGAACTAGAACGTTTACGGCTGGTTGTTTTTTCCGGTGATTTTCAGTCTGTATCACTTCATCACGAGTACGGTAAAAATAACTGTTTGTATAATAGTGCTAATAATATACCGGATTTGATGAAAGACATGAAGAGGTGGCAGTTATCACCCATTGACAGGCGTAATTACGAACGGTTTAGGAAAGTCGTCCTCGGGATATACCGGCGGGCCGGAATAATTGATTTCACTACCTTAGAGACTACACCAATTAAAAACGTTTAAAAGAACTACAATTATGAAAGATATAGAAGTAAACGGAGCACATATCACAGATGAAAGTGCCGAAATTTTGAAACTGTGGCAAACTAAGACGGAACCGGTTTCCGCTTGTTATATCGAAGTTATTGAGGATTTAATCGATTTCCTAATAGATAAAGGAGACGAAAGTACACCAACAAATGAGGTGCTAAGGAGGATTCAATTATTACGCATGATGAAAAAAGACATCGAAAAGTTGTCTAATCCTTAATTATTAATTTTAATATACCGGCTGAAAAGGCAGTCGTTGGGTTTAAGTCCCAGGTTAGGGTTTGTTTGTGCCGGGGTGGTTCCCGGCACTTCTATTAATAGATGAATAATTATTAACAAAATATCCCAAAATTCCTTGTGAGTAATTATATATAGAAATAATATTATTATATTTGCAGAGTAAATGTATCACAATTAATAAATGTATATATGTCTACGACAGCAATCATTAGCATAATTATTTCTATTATTGTGCCAATTTTAGGTGGTGTATGGTTTATTGTACAGAAAGCCTTTAAAATTGGTAAATATACTCATAGGCTTGATGAGATAGAGAAAAAAGTGTGTAACGCCCAATGTGATGTGCACAACCGGGGAATAATAGAATTAGGGGATGATCTGAAAACTATCAAAAACGATATCGTGGCCATAAAATCCCTATTAATAATGAAGCATAAAAATGCAGCAGATATATTTTCAATGAAAAGTAGTCCAAGAAAATTAAATGAGTTAGGCGAAAAAATATTTGCCGAAATTAAGGGAAATGATTTTTTGTCAGTGAATAAGGATTTTCTCTTTAAAAAGATTGATGAGAATCAACCCCATACAGCACTTGACGTAGAAAATGCGGCAAATATCGCATGTTCTGCGTACACCAATGAACCAATCTTTAATGAATTAAAGAATTACGTGTATAATTCCCCTTCGATCACTATTCAAAGGAACGGTGAAGATAAGTTATATGATATTAGTTTGGGAGATGTTTGTTTTGTGTTAAGTCTTCCTTTACGGGATATGTATTTGAAAGAACATCCGGAGATATCGCCCGAATAACATAGTTTCCTGTTACTAAGGATTTCTTTTAAGAAGTTGTTATTTTTAGTTAGGTGGAGAATAAAGGTATAATTTAAACCTTTATTCTTCACTTTTTTTATGTCCTTTTCGGCTTCTGTCATTATTTTCACTTTTGTACGGAAATAAAAAGCAGGAATATGACAGAAACGATTATCACAGCAATTATCACCGCTCTTTGTACGGGTGGTTTGACCTGGTTATTCACTCTCCGATATACCCGTAAACAGGCGGAAGCTGATGCCATGAAGTCAGTACAAGAGGTTTACCAGGAATTAATCGAAGATTTAAAGAACGACAGGCAGGAACTAAAGAAACGGTTTGATGAAGTGGATAACAAATACAAGGAAGTCCTGCAGAAATGTAACGAAATGGAAAAGGCAATCAGGCGTAACGCCCGGGTAATGGATACTATGAAGCCGTTTCTCTGTGGCGTAAAGAATTGCCCGCACCGGGAATCTATCACTTTTGACACTAATAACTAAAATTAATTATGAAACATGGAATCATACATTTACTTATTTTTATTTGTTGTGCAGCTTGTTTTTACGGTTGTCGTTCTCCTCGCTCTGTTACACGAGAGACGGTTACAGAAGCAACTGGAGAAGAAAAACAAACTACTACTGGCGGAGTTATCGAACTTGCGCGAAGAGATTCAAGCAATGACAAACACACACTTCACGTTCACCGGGAAGATAGCACGCATATCCGAATCAACTATGACAGCCTTGGACGAATTAAAGAAATTGATTTCAGCAACCGAAAAACTGAAAAAAGAACTGGAAAGAATCAAAGCAGCTCCTTCCAGGATCATAAGGAAACTACCAGTCAGCAGGAAACAACCGCTACCCGTAAATCCGACGTTAAGCAGCAAAGCCAGGAAAAAGAAAAGACTACAAACGGGGGTAGCTTATGGACGTTCCTAAAGTTCATGTTTTTCTTTCTATCCTTCTGCCTGGTACATGACAACTGGGACAGGATTAAAAACTTTATCTGTCGGTTATGGAAAAAATAAACCTGTATGTAGCTGTAGAGCAAATGAAACGGATTACCATTGCCGGAGAAACCTTTTCTATCAAGTTCCGGAAATGGAACCGGCAGACACGGGCCGGTGGCGATATGGTGATACTTACGGCTGCCCGTTTGAGGAAAAAGGCGACGGATGAAAGTATCGAAAATTCAAGCTATAAACTATTCCTGACGGACACCACAACAGGCCGGCCGCTGAATTGCTGGGAATGCCTGGTAATGGAGTTCAACGGGAAAAGAATAACGATTTAAAATTATGGAAATAAGACGAAGTGGAAACTTTGGAATTATAGATACCGGGAGCGATAAAGGATTGCTCTCCTTTTCTATTGGTGGACGCGGTAAAGGTTGGGAGCCATCCAGCATTCAGCTGAACGGGCGAAGTACTTTCTTTTCGCGGAAGATCAGCGTAAACGGCACCTTTATCGTTCCCATGGGTGACAATAACGACATGCCGGGCGAGGTTATGCGTTTACTGGATAAATTCTACGCTGGTGAAGGCATTATGGGCAAAATAGCCGGTTTGCAATGGGGAGAAGGCCCGCGTTTGTATGAGGATGCGATCGACGAAGAGAATAACCGCTTTTACCGGCGTTGGAAACTTGATCCGGAAATAACCGCCGACCTGGAGTCATGGGATTACACGACGGTTCTTCACCGCTCACTCGTGGACTTAACACACATGCAGGGCTTTTTTATAAAATTTGTCCGGAACCGTGCGCCGCGTGTGGGCAATCCCGGGCGTTTGGTACGACTGGAGCACATTCCCTATCAAAAAGCCCGTCTGGTATATCCGCCCGACGGTGAAGACGAACCGCAAGAAGTGCTTGTAGGTGACTTCCCTTATCCCGATCCGGCTTATACTTACCGTTATCCGGTCTTTGATCCGGCCCACCCGCTCAAATATCCGGTTTCTGTGAAGTACTATAATATCTATTCCTTTTGTAAGGACTTCATGAGTACACCACGCTTTTTGGGGGCATTTGATTTTCTTGAACTTGCAGGAGGTCTGGCTGCTATTCTGATCGCTTATAACGAAAACGCTTCAGCTATTTCCCTGCACATCGAGTCGCCGCAGTCCTACTGGGATCGGGCAGAGGATCGTATAAAACAAGTTTGTGACCGTACGGGCGAAAAATACACGACCCAAATGCTGGAAGAATTTAAGGACGCGGCTATGGAGAAGTTTGCTTCTAACGTTACGGGAAGGCAGAATGCCGGGAAATATATGCACACGACTAAGTTTTGGAACTCGGAAGCAAATAATTTTGAGGGCTGGACGGTGGAACCACTGGATAAGAAGATAAAGGATTATGTGGACGCCCAAATTAAGATATCCAACAAGGCGGACGCGGCTGCCACTTCCGGCTTCGGTCTTGATCCGGTACTTTCAAACCTGATTATAGAAAACAAGCTTTCTTCCGGATCGGAGAAGTTATACAGCCTGAAAGTGTATAACGCTTCCGAAACGGCTATTCCGGACATGATCCTCTGTAAGCCGTTACAGCAGTATATTAATGCCAATTTTCCGGGTACTACTACGAAAGTGGGGCTTTATCGTACCATAGTGGAAGCGGAACAGAACGTTTCACCCTCTAACCGTATGAAGGAAAATGCGTAGTCTGTTTTTTACACCGAAGGTGGAAGATGTGCCGGAAGAACCGGTAAGCGACCGGCAACCGGAAGAGAACCGGGCCGATAACACCCCGGACAAGCATATAAAGGCACGCCGGACGAAAAACGTTCATTTTGACCGGCGGATAAAATCGGAGCTGCACCTGGAAGAGTGTTTGCCCTGGCATTTTGAAAAAGGGGCGTCTTATCACTGTATCAGTCATGGGGACGTTGATAGCCTTACTTATCTTCGTGTGATCGTGAAGCAACAACCGGTGGAATATGTTCTAATTTCTACCTGGTGTATGGCAATTACCGATGTTAAGGAGGTGGAGAAATGGCTGGAGAGAAAAGATATAGGGCACGCGGATTTTTATGTAGGTGAAATCTTTCAAGGTTCCTACGCGGATGTTTATTTATACCTAAAGAATGTGGCGGAACGTTTCGGATCGCGTGTCTGCATCTTCCGTAACCATGCTAAAGTAATGGCCGGTTTTGGTAACGCTTTTGATTTTGTAATAGAAAGCTCGGCCAATGTGAACACCAATCCGCGCACGGAGCAGACCTGTATAACGATAGATACCGGGCTGGCCCGCTTTTATAAGGAGTTCTACGATGAAATAAACAATTTCACAAAGGATTTTGATAATTGGAAACCATATACACTAAAAAGAGATCGAGCAAATGACGAAGTTATTTAATAAAGGCGGTGACGGTGCCGGTGAAATAGTCCGTGTCCTGGGCCTGATCGATGATGATCTTGATTTTACCAAGTGGGAACCTATCTTACCGCTGGGGATTCGGGATTTACAGGCTATCATCGGGGCGGAACCTATAGACGCGGTAGATAAGTATTACCGTGAAGATCATGTGGACGGCACGGAATCGGACGGCATGGCGGAAACTTTGCGGCTGATGCAGCAGGCGGTGGCGATGTTTACCTGGTTAAAGGTTATTCCCACTTTGGACGCACAACACGGAACGGCCGGACGTGGCAAACATCTTGGAGAGAATGAAACGGGCATGACCGCCTTACAGGAGTTCAAGGATGAAGAGAATATCCGGAACCTGGCTTATGAAGCCGTAGACGCGTTGGTGGAGCTACTGGATCGCGAAAAGTTTGATTTCTGGATGAACGGCATTAAGAAAAAGGCTATAAACCGGCTTCTTATTCAGAATAAGGAAACGTTCGATGAATATTACAATATCGGAAGTCACCGGCTTTTCCTGGTGCTTATTCCTATGATCCGGGAAGTTCAGGACGGGCAGATAATACCTGTTATCACCCGGAACCGTTATAATAAACTGATTGAAGGCGATACCGTTTTAACGGAGAAATTGCTGGAATATGTACGCCGCCCGCTTGCACTTCTTACCATAAAAAAGGCCGTTGAACGTTTACCGGTGGAAGTTCTGCCCAGTGGAATCGTACAGGTGCAGCAGAGCACAACCGTACGGGATAAACTGCGGGCGGAAAAAGAGGCCCGGCAATCGGTTGCTAAAAGTCTGGAGCAGGACGCGGCGGCTTACTTGGATGTATTGCAGGATATTATCCGTGAGCTTGATGCACAGTCGGAAACGGTGGATTACCATATACCGGGTGTTACCGTACAATCCAAGGGAATAACTTTTTAATGTCCGGACATGGAGAAGTTTACCTATAATAATAAGACGGTGAAGGTTCCTTCCTGCCTGGATGAAGTCAACAGTGAACAATACCGGCAGTTTCTTATATTGTCGGTACTGATGAACCGCGGTACGATCAGCCCCGGACAGTTCCGTGTAAAATGGCTTTCTTTTCTTCTGGGCATGAAAGCGGATTACACCATGTACCGGCGTGAGATCATCCGGGAGCTGGACGACCAACTGGAAAAGCTGGACGGCTTTTTCTCTTATACGACCGTTAAGGAGGGCGAGCGGATCGTTACGCCCATTCTGAAAACCGGACGTAACCTGATGCAGGATTTCGGGGGCTGGCATGGTGTCGGCGACATGCTGAACGGTCTTACTTTCGGTAACTTTTGTGATTGCCTGGATTTGTTGCAGCAAAGCAAACAGGCGGCGGCAGAAAATGACGATCCGGCTATAAATGAAATCTTCCAGGATATCACGTTAAAGCTTTACCGGTACAAGGACCCGGAGAAGATGCCGGCCGTTCCTTCCCTGCTTGCCATTCATGCGGTAAATTTCTTTTCCGCCGTTTGGGAAATGGTTCTTTCCGGACCGGTTTATATCGGTGGTGAAGCTATCGATTTTCGGATATTGTTTCAGAAACTGGCATCCGAGGACCGGAGGGCGGATGATAAAACCGGCTGGACCGGGATAGTCTTTGAGGTTGCAGCTTCCGGGGTGTTCGGTAACAAGAAGGAGGTGGACGATACACCCTTCTGGGATGTATTGCTTTATCTGTATAAATGTAAGTTTGAGTATTTGCACCAAAAACGTAACAAGAAATGAGAACGACAACAGGAACAAAAAACAAGATTAAGCGATTTGAGGGGTTACGCTTGAAAGCGTATGTATGTGCCGCGGGAGTATGTACGATCGGTTACGGGCACACGGCCGGTGTAAAACCGGGTGATGTTATAACCGAGGCCCAGGCTGACGTCTTCTTTGAATCGGATATCCGGGCTGTAGAAAACCAGGTGAACGCGCTTCCCCTTCATCTGGGGCAGTACCAGTTTGATGCGGTAGTAAGCTTTTGTTTTAATGTGGGTATCGGAAAATTCAAAAAATCAACGCTTTATAAGAAGATCAGAACGGATGCGTATGATTCATCCATACCGGCAGAGTTTAAAAAGTGGATATACGGGGGCGGTAAGATTCTTCCGGGGCTTGTCACCCGCCGTGAATGGGAGGCGAAACGTTATCAGGGATTGACGATATGATAGATATAAAGGTTTACCGTGAATACTGGGAAGGCGTGCAAAAACGTATTCCTGAAATAAAGAATGTGCTGCCCGTTACCATTGACGAGGAAATGAGTAAGACGATACAGGGACTATCTAAAGGAGAATGTCCGGTGCTCTTTATTCTGATCCCGTCGGGAACGGGTGCCAGCCTTTCGGCTGATAATGTGAGGGAAAATAATTTATGCGTTATTTTCCTTATGAGCAAGTACGATCCCCAACGAAAGGGAGCTTATGAGACTATCGAAGAGGTGCAGCCGGTTATGGAACGTATCAAACAAATGCTGATAGAAGATTCTGCCACCGGTTGCCCTGTTACTAAGGAACTGGATTTAACCAGTCTTTCCACTCTTCCGGAATCCGGTTTCTACCGGACGTTTGCAGGGTGGAGCCTGGCTTTCTCATTTAAAACAAGATGATTATGGATGCTTTTGCGTGGTTCTGGTTAGCTGTTATAATATGTATTATTACAATAGGTGTAAATAGTACATTATGTACCTATTGGAGATATAAATATACCTCTGACAAGAAAAATGAAACTGTTAAGAACGAGTCCGGAGAAAGGCAGATTATTTCCGGATTCTCAAAAAATGAATAACTGAATGAGCGAGAATTTTAAAACGGATTTCTTTACCGACCGGATCGGGCGTGGAATACAGGACATATTTCAAGCCCAACTGGATATCGCTACCAAACGGATTTACCAGAAAGGTCGTGAACGTAAGAAAGTACAAGGAACTGGGGAGATCATACAAGGGCGGTCCGGCGCATTAATGGCCGCACTACAGAACCCGAATTATTCGGTCATTCCGGACGGCGAAGGGGTAATCGCCCGTTCTAACCTTCCATTATATACCCGCTTCCTGGATATGAAGAAACACGGTAATTACCAGATTTATAACCGGCAGATATACGGGATTCTATATCATGACACACTCGGGAAGGTTAAATATGAATATCAGGATTACGTGAGGGAAAGGGTAAAAGAAATGTTTACCAGTTCGCTAAAATAGGTAATAAAATTAATACCTAAATATTTGCAGGTAATGATTTTATTACCTATCTTTGTTTCAGTAACCAATAAAACAAAGTTTATGCCTGAAATTTGTAGATTTTTCGGTATTATTATATTCCTCTATTGGAAAGATCATAATCCGCCGCATATTCATTTTACTTATGGTGATTATGAATGTTCTATTAGCGTATTGGATCGGATTGTAGACGGTCAGGCTCCAGCTAAAGTTATCGCAAAAGTAAATGAGTGGATTAACTTGCATGAAGCAGAAATACTTTCCCTTTGGGAAAAGGCCCAAAAAGGGGAGAAAATAGATAAAATAGAACCATTAAAATAAACGCTTATGTTACGAGTTATAGATGTGGATTATATTAGGAATTACGAGCTTCTTGTTACTTTCAGTGACGGGAATAAAAAGATCGTGAATTTGGAACCTTATCTTACAGGTGAGGTTTTCGGGGAATTATTGGATAAGGAAAAATTTGTTCAATATGGTTTAACCCGTGCCACTATTGAATGGGCCAACGGTGCCGACCTTGCACCGGAGTTTTTATATGAAATTGGTATAGCTGCATAATTTTAGACCCTATGAATGATTGTTTAGCTATTCAAGATAAGAAAGAAGAAACTTTCTTATATCGGATTTTTATTTCTCACCCGGAACTAAATGCTTCTGCGGTGGCTCGACGTATGGGAATAAGTCAAAGCCTTATGTCTCAATATATAAGTGGAATAAAAAAGCCCTCACAAGAACGGGAGGCCCTAATAGTAAATACTATTAAAGATATCGGTAAAGAACTAACGATGATTGTATGACATACGAAGATATTTTATTTCTCATCAGCTTTTTCCTGGTAATAGCTTTTTTCGTAGGATGTAAGCATAAACCGGCTACTTTATCCGGGTGGCTTGCTTTTGCCTTTCTTTCCTTTATCGTGACGCCTCTTATATCAGTACCTTTAACCTGGTACGTTTGCCGGATGCTTGATCGAGCAACAATTAAGGATAAAGGATATTTTGATCCTTCGGATTTTACATTTAAGAGATAAAGTACTTTCTTCTTAGTATAATAAGCCTGTAGAATGGTTCTACGGGCTTTTTTTATGTCCTTTTCCGCCACTTTATACCAGGATAATTTTGCCTTATAAAATTTACTCTTATGGCAAAATTAAAACCTGACTATATCGAATGGGTGTTAACCCTGAACGCCTCCGATGCGCAAAAGGAAATACATAATCTTTCAGAAAAGAACAAGGAGCTCCGGGATAGTAATAAGGAGATAAAAAAGGCTATGACCGATTTAATCGCCACTGGGAAAGCTGGTGGTAAACAATGGAAAAGGCTTGATGAACAACTGAAAGAAAATAATAAGACGATCGGCGAGAATAACAAGAAGATTGCCGAATGTGAGAAACGGCTGGATAAAACCACCATGAGTGCCAACCAGTTGGCAAGGAAGGCGAACTCCTTGCGGAAAGAGCTTCGCGATACGGTGAAATCTTTGCAGCCGGAAAAATATGCCGCCCTGGAGAAGGAACTGAAAGAAGTTGAAAAAGCGTACGGGCAGGCCACGAAAAAGGCGGAAGGTTTCGGCGGTTCCCTTCTTTCCCTGAATAAAATGAAAACAGTTCTGGCCGGTGTATTTGTCACTATCGGCGCAATGATAACCGGGCAAATTGTCGGGGGGCTAAGGGATGCGATCAGTACTATTATAGAGTTCGAGAAGAAAAATAGTACTTTGGCGGCTATCCTGGGAACCACGAAAAAGAGTATCAAAGATTTAACGGATGAAGCACGCCGGCTGGGTGCCACTACTTCTTATACGGCTGCACAGGTAACGGAACTTCAGATAGAGCTTGCCAAACTGGGATTTTTCAAAGAGGATATTAAAGCGATGACGCCTTCCGTGTTGAAATTCGCTAAGGCGGTGGACACGGATCTTGCCTCGGCTGCCACGCTTGCCGGTGCAACATTGCGTATTTTCAACCTTGATGCGGAAGATACGGAACGGGCTGTTTCTACTATGACTATGGGATGTAACGCATCCGCTTTAAGCTTCGAGTACTTAAATACGGCAATGTCTATTGTTGGGCCGGTTGCTAATTCTTTCGGATTCACGATCGAGGAAACGACCGCCCTTTTGGGGGCTTTGGCAAACAGCGGTTTCGACGCTTCATCGGCAGCGACGGCAACACGTAATATTTTGCTTAACTTGGCTGACGGTAGCGGTAAACTTGCACTTGCCCTTGGTGGTCCTGTAGATAACTTAGAAGACCTTGTAAAGGGGCTGAAAAAGCTGAACAGTGAAGGAATAGACCTTAATAAGGCACTGGATTTAACGGATAAACGTTCGGTTGCCGCATTTAATACCTTTTTAAATGGTACTGATACCGTTTTAAATCTCCGTGATGCAGTAACAGGAGCCGAAGAGGGATTTAATGCCATGGCGGAAGAAATGGGTGATAATGTACAAGGTTCCCTCAATACATTAAGTTCAACTATCGAAGGGGTAGTTTTACGTTTCTATGAATCAAAGGGTATTCTTCGGGATTTAATAGACCTTGTTACGCTTATGGTGGAAGGTGTGGGAGGTATGATTGACATGTTTAATAAATGGGGTGTTGTCACTTATACCGTTACCGCCTATTTGGTTTCTTATTATGGAGGACTGAAAATCGCTACCATGTGGCACGCCCGTTTTAAAACGGCGACCCTTGCTTCGGTCGTTGCAGAGAAAGCGCATGCCGTACAGCTTTATATCAGCCGGGCGGCCACTCTGGCTTATGCGGCGGCCCAGGCATTGCTGCACCTGAATATTAAAGGATGTACCGAGGCCCTCCGGTTAATGAGGATCGAACTTTTGAAGAATCCATATACGGCCCTGCTCGCATTACTCGTGGCAGCCGGGGTGGCTATTTACCAGCTTGCAAAGAAGACGGAACAGGCTTCGGCAGCAATGAAGGCCCACCAGGAAGTTGTAAAGAAAGTGAATGAAGAGTATTCCAGCCAGGAGGCAAAAATAAAAACTCTTGTAGCTGCTATCAATGACGAAAATCTGTCCAACTACACCCGTAAGCAAAGGCTCGCTGAATTAAAAGAACTGATACCGGATTATAATGCGGAATTGAATGAAGAAGGCAGGCTCATTAATAACAATAAAGAGGCTATAGATCAATATTTGGTTTCCTTGGAAAAACAAATTAAGTTGAAGGCTTACCAGGAGGAACTGGAAGAATTGTACAAGAAAAAAAGGAACCTTGAAAGCCAGGAAGCAGAACAAAGCGACGCTTACTGGGACACTCGCCAGCAAAATACACTGTCAGGATATAACCGGAACAGCCTTACTGCTAAAATAAGCCGTTTATTTGGTACGGAAAAAGAGGCTAACCAGCTGAAAGCCCTACAGACAACACAGAAGGATTTGGCCGGTATAGAATCAGCTATCGCCCAGATCAATAATGATATATTAAAAACAGAGGCGACGGCCACTTCATTAACCGGGACCAATAAAGAAAATATAAATACTGAAACATCCCTCATAAAGAAACTGGAGGCGGAAAAGAAAAAGGTCCAGGAGCAGTGGGCAGAAGACAGCGAAGCGAATATCGCCAAAAAGAACAAGGAAATAGAACGTATCGACGCCGAAATAAAACGTTTGAATGAATTAGGTAAAGTCAAAAAGAAAGCGGAAGCCGGGGAGTATAAAAATACGGAAACGGACGCTACATTAAAACCGCTGGAGATCGAGCATGAAAAACGTATGCTTCTAATCAAACAGAATCGGGAGAAGGAAAATAAGACGGAAGCCCAGTACATTCTCGAAGGGACGGCGGAAAATCTTCGCTATTACCGGGAACGTATCGACGCACTCCAGAAGCTGGAAGCAAAGATCCCGGCCCAAAAGAAGAAGTTACTCGACGAAATCCACAAGCTCGAAACGGAAGCACAGATGGCCATTTTTACGGAAACCGGCAAGCAGGAAGACGCCCGTATAAAACTGGTGCAGGAGAAACGGAATGAACGATTAAAGATTGAAACCGCTTATTATAATGTTCAGAAGGACACCATGGAAAAAGCGGTATTAAATCGGAGTATAACGCAGGAAGCTGCCGACGCCTATATGCTGGAAGTTGAACAGGCACATACGGCGGAACTTCTGGAGATAAACCGTACCTATCTGGATGATGTAAACGCCCTGGAGATCACCAGCAGACAAAAACGTATAGATACCGTTACGGAAGCGGCCGACGCCGTACGTGAAACCGAGATGCAACTACTACGTGACCGGGCGGCCATTGCTCAAAAAGTACGTGAAATAACTTCCGTTCCGATAGGAATAACCGGTATGCAGGAAGCACACCGTAAGCAGATTCAGGATGTAGAAACGACTTATAATGCTATAATTGAGATAGCGAGACAGGCAGGAATTTCTACCGTTGGTTTAGAGAAGCAGAAACAGCAGGAAATTAACCAGCTTGAATTTGAATACCAGAATAGTTTATACCAGATTCAATCCCAGATCGGCGTATCATGGGCACAGGAATACCAGAATGAACTGGCCCTGTTAAAGAATCTGCACGATCAGGAATTAATAGACGAAAAGACGTACCAGCGTAAGAAGCTGCAAATGCAGATGAATAACGCTAATAAATATTTTGACTATTATTCCGGTCTTTCCTCTTCCATGGTAGAAGCTATTCAGCAGGCCGAAATCGACCAGGTGGAAGCGAAATACGGTGTTCTCATACAGGAAGCCGAAAATAACGGGGAAGATACCGCCGCCCTGGAAGAAGAGAAGGAAAATAAGAAGCTGGAAATTCAAAAGAAGTATGCGGATGTAAACTTTGCTATCAAGTGTTCCCAGATCATAGCGGATACAGCCGTTTCAATAATGAAGGCGACCGCTGATCTTGGGCCTATAGCCGGAGCTGTCGCTGCGACAATGCTCGCGGCTACCGGCGTGGCCCAGCTTGCATCGGCTAAAGCCGAACGGGACAAGATAAAAAATATGTCTGTCAAAAATACCACCGGTAGCAAGACCGCTACGGCTGAACGTGTTGTTTCCGGTTCTTCCGGCGGTGGGTGGTATGAAGGCGGTTACACCGGCCCCGGTGGGCGTTATGAAGTGGCCGGCGTAGTTCATAAAGGAGAATATGTGGTACCACAGCCGGAAATGAATAATCCTAAAGTAATCGACGCTGTTAGCACTATCGAAGCGATCAGGCGGCAGCGTACCAATGCAAACCCGTTGCCACAGAATCCGGGTGAATATGCGGAAGGCGGTTACGTTACCTCTTCTGCAGGGGATTCTTCCTACCGGGAGTTCCTGGAAGCGGCAAAGGAGCTCCGCGCCTCCTGTGAGGCTATCAAATTGATAAAGGCTTATATCGTTTATCAGGATTTGGAAAAGGCTAAAGAAACTATAGATAATGCCCGCGACACCTTTACACGCGGAAAATAAATAATCATTATGCTAAAGATTAAGACGAACAAAGGTTATCTGGATTTAGGGGGTGACTTTACCGTACAGATTGACGAAAAATCCCCTGTCATGAACGACCGGGGATCGCAAACCGTACCGGTTACGGTTCCATGTACCGGCAACAATGCTAAAATAACCGGTTTTGCTCACCGTCTGGACATGGGTATAAAGCCGATGAATGAAGATCAGGCATGTACGGTATTGGACGGAGCATATAAACGTACCGGGAAGATAAATATTGTTTCCGCCGGTAAAAAAGAAGGTATTACCCTTAACATCGGCTTTGACAATTCGGAAGCATACAGCGCATGGAAAGCAAAAAAATTAAATGCTATTACGTTACCAGTGAAGGAGTATAGCAGCGTTAATTCTCTTTGCGCACATTTGCAACAAGTTTTAGGAGGTTATCAGACTGATTATGCCGTATTTCAGATTATGACCGGTAACGAATCGAAAGACGGTCGGCCTTACCCTAAATACCTGAATTATATCACGCCCGTTTCGGAAGGAAGCAAAGTCTATAAATTACGTTACCAGGCAAGAACGGAGACTTTTCTGGTAAATGGTACCCCAACTGAAGTAACGCTTCCGGAAGGTTACGGCGTAACGGCCTTTCTGTATGTCTGGCGTGTTCTGGAACTTATTTTTTCAGAGTTCGGTTATACAATAACGGAGAATCCTTTTAAGACTGACAGAGAACTTTATAACCTGGTAATACTGAATAATGCTGCTGACTGCTGTGTCAAAAGTAAACTTTCTTATGCGGATTTAATGCCGGATTGCACGGTAGAGGAATTTTTAAACGCTCTGTATGTACGTTTCGGGCTGGTATATATTGTTTCTTCCGATACGAGGACGGCAACTTTAAGACTGATCCGCGATATTGTGGATGATGTTCCGGACAGTGACTTATCCCGTAGTTTGACGGATGAACCTTTAATAACCTATGAAACGGCCCGGCAGATGAAGTTATCAGCTAAGACTTCCTTTACCGGGGCGGCTCCTTCTGTTGAACGGTTTGAAGATTATTTGAAGGATCAGAAAGTGGCGAGGCTGGCGAAGGTCGATATTTCCAAAAGGGTAATTCATCTTAATTACGAGGAAACAACGGGGCGGTGGTTTAAATGGGATGAAGACAATAACCGTCTTGTTTATTCTTCGTCAAGTTTCTTTTCCTGGGACCGGAAAACCGATAATGTGGAGGATAACGAATTAACTAGCGACGATGAATGCGTTCCAATGGATTTTGCTCCGAACGGTATCCTTTCCCCTCAATATCTGACCGGTTACGTCCACCGTTATACGTATCTTAAAACTTCCTCCAATAATAATGATGAAGATTCGGAGAAAGAGGAAAGCCCATTATCTTTCGTGTTTGCCTTTACGTCTTCCCAAAATAGTAAATACCCTTTCGGTTCTGTATTGCCTTACACCTCCGACGCTGAAGAGGTTATATTAAAAGACGGAAGTAAACATACGATATCGTTATTCTTTCAATATGACAACGGCCTGTTTTTTAATTTCTGGAAGAAATACGACGCTATATTAAGACATTCTTTCAATAAGGTCGAAGCAAATATTTTGGCACCGGTTCACCGGCTTATGAGTATGGATATATTAACGCCGGTAATGCTTCGAGGACAATATTTACTTTTTGACGGTCTTTCTTATTCCCTTCCGGCAAATAAAATTGTACCTGTCGAGCTGACATTAAGAACGCTTCGGCTAATTGGTCCGTACGATTTGGATAAGGAACAGGAAACTCCGGTCTTTGGTTCCAGGCTTTTTACATGGGAATTTAGAAACTCAAATATAGAAGTTGCAAAAGAAAATGAAAGGAACAGGATTCTACAACAGGCAAGGGACGAATGGAACAAAAGGCCGACAGCAGTAGACGGAATAAGATCCATAACTTATTCACTTGACGGTTATATAACCCGTAACGATGATAAATACCTGGTTGAGAACTACCCACAGGCAGCAGGGATTACATTGCAAAGAAACTATAAATGTAAAGCGGAGGCAATAGTACGCATATTCTATTCTGGAACTTCCATTCATGATCCCGGTCACTATAGGAGTATTACGTATGAATCCGAATTTGAATACACGGATACTTTTGTTTCTATTGTATATTCTGGCTAACCCCGTCCTTTATTTTTTTTGTGATATAACCAATTTTTGCAGAATGGAAAAACAGAATAATATCATCCTTGCCCCATGTGCCACACAGGTAACGGAGCTTTATAATTTCTGGAGGGAAAGCCATTCGGGGAGGCTTACGGACTTTTACAAGTTCCTGACGTCTGCTACGGATCAGCGCGACCGTTTCCTTTCCGGGCTTGAAATTAAGAGTGAGTTTAATGGAATATTCTTTGTTAATACCTTTGAATTATGAGTTTGACAGCAAGCATCAATCCGACAGAAAACGCCTTTACCGGAAATCCTGTTTATCTTTCGGTAGAAACTACTTCTATGGTGACGTATAATATTATGCACTGTTTAAACTTTGAATACCGGAGGTCTTTATTTACTGGCAACGGTAACGGAAGTTTCAAGGTAAATATTGCCGAGGTTCTGGAAACAGTGTTTGAGGATATACCCGTTTTAAATGAAAGTAGTGATATATTAATAAACCTTTCCTCCGGCTGGTCCAACAAGGCTACTATCATGATTATCATGCAGAATGAAGAAGCGGAAACGGAAACCCTGGTTTTAGCCGCCTGGCGTGGAGGTATCGGCAAACGGTCTTTCAAGAAACTGCATGAAGAAGGTAATAATATCTTTTCTTTGAAGTTCTTGAATGAATCCTGTAATTTCTTCTTTACTACTCGAAGCAATGACTGGCGTATAATGATGCGCGAGACGGAACTTTACCCGCTTTGTTTCATTTATCCGGAACATGAACTGAAAATAACGGAACTTCTTACCGGTCAGAGCCTTGCAGTGCCAGGCCGGGTAGAGAACTTTTGCGCTTTGAATCTGGAGGCGGTAAGACTTAAATTTTTTACCGATTACGGGGTACTGGCCAATCTTTTTGACGTGTATAGCGGTGATACGTTCGCCTGCCGGATTGGAATCGAGCAAAGTCCGACGGTCCGCGAGCGTTACCGGCTCCGGTTCCTGAACAGTTACGGGGCTTACGAGCTGTTTTCTCTGGAAGGTGAGGCTAGTGTAACCCCTGGTATGAATGAAGACGAAGACGCTGTTTTCCGGCGTTATGATGAAATTGCTGATGATTATTATTCGGACCGAATGCGGACGGAGATACAGAAGACTGTAACGATTAAGACGGGATTCAAACGCCCGCAGGAAATACGCTTTCTTCTTGATTTGCTTTCCTCTGATGATGTTTATCTTGCAGGTTACGGTCGGGAAGAGGTGAAAGTAATTCCTTCGGTAGAAGAGTTTTCTTACCGTGTCCGTCCGGAAACCCCGCAAAATGTGACGTTAAAACTTACGTTTGCCGACAAGGAGTCCAACTGGACCCAAGAAATCACGGAAAGCGGCTATCAAAAACCACAGGTACACTCTAAGCAGTTCAGTAAACAATTTAATTAATATAGCCTATGAAGACGCAAGAACAGGTAGATGATCTTATTAAAGTAATTGATGCAGCAGAAGAGAAGGAGAGTGTGACGAATCAGATGGAGGCTGCTATTTTTGAATTTCTTAATGAGAAGTTAAAAAAAGAAGAGTCTCGCCATGTTACCTTAACAGAAGAGGCATATGAAACATTAGTCAAATCGGGGAAAGTTGATCCGGATTCCATCTATCTGACTTTTGAGGAGGATTAG